TCGATTTTGCAAACTCTGATTTATCCGAGATTGTCCCGATAAGTCCGAATTTTCAAACTGGTTTAAACGATAACAAACCGGACATAACGGAAACGGCTGTGCCAAATGTTGTAGCACCTGGGGGTCAGCTCATAGGAAGCCCTACGCCTAGACTAAGAGCGCTTCCCGTCGCTGGGGATAGCGAACGGGCAGACCAGGCGTTAGCTTTTGCCGAAAGTATCGGTATTAAGTTAATGCCCTGGCAAGTTACGGCGTTACGGGAACTTCTCCAGACCACTAACGGCAAGTGGACAAGGCGTACGCTCGGTATTGTTTGTAGTCGCCAAGTTGGAAAGACTGAACTAGCTAAAGTCCGCATATTGGCCGGTATCTACCTATTCGAGGAAAAGTCCATAATTCTAATGTCGGTCAATGCGCAACAGGCCGAAATGACGCTTTACCAGATTAACGAGATCATTACTAACAATCCTTCGCTAATGGGGCTTTACCAGCGCTACTACTTAACTAACGGTAAGCAGGAAATAAGATTTAAGAACGGCGCCCGGATTATCGTAGTAGCTGCAACTTCTAACGGCTCTCGCGGTTTGTCTGCGGACTTTGTATTTCTCGACGAGCTACGAACGATTACGCCTGAGGCTATCGAGGCGGTTAGCTTTACTATGAACGCTAGACCAGCGGCTCAAATGCTCACAGTTAGCAACGCCGGTGATAAAACGAGCAAAGTGCTTAACGATCTCCGCGACAAAGCGATCTCTAACGTATCGCCGTCTCTGGGCTGGCTTGAGTGGTCTGCTCACCCGTCTAGAAAAATAGATGACCCTAAAGGCTGGGTCGAGGCTGTCCCTGCCCTGGGTCATACTATGACCGAGGAAGTTCTAAGACACTCACTAGCTACGAGCGACCCTATGACCTTTAGAGTCGAGGTGCTTTGCCAGTTTGTAGATAACCTGGCAAGTCCGTTTGAGCCTGGCGCCTGGGAGGCGTGTCTAGATAAAGACTCAGACGTAACTCCCGGTGCTACGACTTACTTCGCTTTCGATAAGAGCTATACGCATAAATACGGGGTCTTAGTAGCTGGTCAAAAGGTAGACGATTTACGAGTAAAGGTTAAAGTGCTGCAAGTGTTCGAGTCTCAGACTGCGTTAGATGATCGACAGCTAGCTAGTGAGATTAACGCGTATATTCTAAAGTTTAAACCCCGGGTACTTATGTACGATAAATGGGTGAGTCAAAACGTAATGGACTATTTAAAGTCTAGCGGGGTGCAATTACTCGACGTATCGGGACGGGTGCAAAATGACGCCAGTAACCGGCTCGCTCAGCTAATGACTCATAGGCAGCTAGTTCATAATGGAGACCCAGTATTAACCGAGGCTATAAATGCGTGTGCTACAAAAATTACCGAGTACGGCTGGAAATTAGTAAGGCGTAAAAGCCAGGGTGAGATATGCGCGGCTTTAAGTACAGCTATGGTCGCCTGGTATGCGTCTCAGCCTCAGGCTACGGCTCAAATTATAATAAGTTAGACACGCCATACTAAAACGGACATATTATAAAATTAAGGTATATACTGCCTAACGTGGGAATACTACAAACACTAAAATTAGTAAACTCTATCGCTGACCCAGTTTATAGCACTCCGTCAATTACCGCGCAATATGCCCCGCCGGTTATGGAAGCTTACGGTAATACTCTCTATAACGTATCCCAGCCAGTCTATGTAACTAGAGCTGAGGCTATGGCTGTACCTTCGATAGCTAGAGCGCGTAACTTAATCTGCGGCACTATCGGCACTTTACCTTTACACCTTTACCGTAAATCTACAGAGCAGGAATTAGAAAACCCGCGCTGGTTAGATCAGCCAGATTACAGACAGCCAGGCGCGGTTACCTATACCTATATCGCGGACAGTTTATTTTTTTTCGGCGTGGCCTACCTAGAAGTTACAGAGACCTACGTAATCGACGGCCGCCCGGCTCGTTTTGCTTTTGTATCTAATGACAGAGTTAGCGTACAGCTAAACGAGAATAACACTTTAGTAAGACAGTACACAGTTGATAATAAAGTGCGCCCTATGTCTGGCGTCGGTTCGCTTATTACTTTTCAAGGATTAGACGAAGGTATTTTAAATAGAGGCGGTCGCACAATTCGCGCCGCGTTAGATTTAGAGAAGGCTGCAGCTGTAGCCGCGAGTACTCCCGTCCCGTCGGGGTATCTCCAGTCGTCCGGGCCTGACCTTCCTGAGGAACAAATTACAGGTTTATTAGCAGCGTGGAAACAAGCTAGATTACAGCGTAGTACTGCTTTTCTTTCTGCAAGTTTGAAATATGAAACTACAAGTTTTAGCCCTAAAGATATGATGTACAACGAGGCTTCACAATTTTTAAGTACTCAGGTAGCTAGATTATGTAACGTACCGGCTTACCTATTGTCTGCGGATATGAATAACAGCATGACCTACAGCAACGTAATGGACGAGCGTAAACAATTCGTAGATATGTCATTACGCCCGATAATTTCAGCTATTGAAGGTCGCCTATCTATGGACGATATTACTAATAGCCAAAATTACGTAAAGTTTAATCTGGACGAAACGTTTTTACGTTCTGACGCTATGACACGTTTAGCAATTATCGAAAAAATGTTAGCGCTTAATCTCATAACTTTAGATCAAGCTAAAGCTATGGAGGACTTAACCCCGAACGGAGATAACAGTAATGAAGCTGAACTTTAATCAGGAATTAAGCTGCGACGAAGGCCGCAGAATTATCAGCGGTAAAATTGTACCGTTCGATAATGAGATCGGTTATACCAGCGCCGGTAAAGTAATTTTTCAAAAGAACTCGATCGCTATTCATGAGACAGCTAAAGTTAAACTACTTTTAGAGCATGACCCTAAGCAGCCAATAGGTAGAGCTGTAAACTTCACTACTACCGACGAAGGTATTTTTGCTAGCTTTAAAATCGCTGAGACTACTCGCGGTAATGATTCGCTAGTAGAAGCTTCTCAGGATTTACGTAGCGGCCTTAGTGTCGGAGTAGAAGTAATTGCCAGCCAGCCTAAGGACGGTATTTTATATATCAGTTCTGCCCGGCTCATAGAAACCAGTTTAGTCCAGGCGGCCGCGTTCGATTCTGCGGCTGTAATCTCGGTAGCGGCTAGCGAACCCGAGCCTGAGCTAGTAGAGGAAAGTCCAGAAACCCAACAACCCGAGGAGGCCAGCGTGGAAAACGCTACCCCAGTAACCCCCGAGGTAGAAGCCGCTAAGGTCGAAGCCTCACGCCCAACCGCAGTAACAGCTATGGCGTACTCAGAAGTACGTAGCCCTATCAAGTCAAAAGCTACTTACCTACAGCACACAATTAAAGCCCAATTAGGTAATGATGATTCACGCGATTACGTACGCGCTGCAGACGCACAAGCAGCTAACGTTATGAATTTCGCAGACGATTCATTTACCACTAACCCAGCATTTAACCCGGTTCAATATGTCGGTACAGTAGTCGATACTCTTATTGGCTCACGTCCGCTAATTGACGCGTTTGGTGGAAGCAAAGCCCTTAGTAATTCGGGCATGGTGGTAAGTATTCCTAAGATTACGACCGCTGGGACTGTCGCGACCACGGGAGAAGGGGCAGCACCTAGCGAGACCGGTATCGTGTCCGCTTATGTTAATGCGACTGTAGTTAAAATGGCCGGTCTGCAACGCTACTCCGTAGAATTATTAGAGCGTTCATCTGATAACCCTGCATTTTTCCAAGCTATGTTAGACAATATGCAACGCGCATACAATAAGGCGACAGACGCTTATGTAGTAGCAGAAGCTACTTCTGGCGGTACGCAGGGCGCTACTTGTGCAGCTTCAAGCGCCGGTATTATTTCCTTCGTATCAACAGAAGCCCCAGCTGCTTACTTAGCGACTGGCGAAGTAGCTACAGCTTACGTAGGAGGCACTTCCCAATGGTCGTTGCTTCTCGGCGCGACGGATAGTTCTGGGAGACCAATTTACAACGCAGGAAGCCCTTACAATAGCGGCGGGTCTGCAATTCCTACCAGTTTACGCGGGAACGTACTCGGACTAGATTTCTACGTAGACCCTAATATGGTTTCGACCACTATCGACGAAAGCGCATTTATTATCGTCCCTAGCTCTATGTATATCGCGGAGAGTCCAGTACTACGCCTCTCCACTAATGTCCCAACCTCAGGGGAGATCGAGACAATGCTCTACGGATATATCGCAGCTAAGACTTTGGTCTCAGGCGGTATCCGTCGTTTTAATTTGACCTAGTTTGTCCGTAAATGTCCGATTAGTCGGATAACTTAGAACCCTAGAGCCTGTCCCTAGTCCGACAGGCTTTAGGCCTTAACAGTTAGGAGATACGCTAATGGCAGCTACCTATATTACGCTCGCTGAGTTGCGTACTCTTTTGGGTATTGGCACCCTGTACTCAGACGCTACAGTCGAGGAAGTTGCACAGGCCAGCGAGGATATTTTAAAAAAGTATCTTTGGTTTAATACTGTCCCTATCTCGGCTACTGCTCTTTCAGCTAACGTCGCTACAATTTACACACCGGTACCGCATGAATTAGTAAAAGATCAGTCGGTAGTAATCTCTAATGCTGGTACGACGTTTAATGGTACTAAAACTATTACCGGTACTACTATTTATTCTTTTACTTATACTAAAACTAACCCAGACCAATTAGTCCATATGGTAAAACCTTATGGCCTAGTTACTGCAGAATTTCACGCCCAGGATTACGCGACAGTTCCAGCGATTAGAGAAGCTGCAGCTACTTTAGCTAGCACTATCTGGAACGCACGCCAGGCACCGGGCGCCAGCGTTACCACTATCGACGGCTTTATCGCTAATCCTTACGCGCTCGGAAATACTCTCGTAGCAAAAGTACGCGGGTTAATCGCCCCGTATATGTCGCCTTCGTCAATGATCGGCTGAAAAATGCCAGCCGCGATAACTACCCTTCGTACAGCTCTAGCGACCGCTTTAACTAATAACGGCGTCTGGTCTACTTTTAGTTTTATTCCTCAGAGTCCGATAGCCAATAGTGTAGTGATCGTCAATGACGACCCGTTTATCGTCGTACAGTCTGGACAAAAAACAGCGATAGCACCCGTCGCCCGATATCGTATTTATGGCCTGGTGCCTATGCTCGATAACCAGGGTAACCAGGTAAATATAGAGGATTTTATAGTAGCGATATTCGCTAAGTTATCCGCTTCAAGTTTAGTAATGACGGTAGGAAGTTTTAGCGCCCCGGCAATACTAGAGACTGCTTCAGGTAACCTACTTCAGACCGAAGTAGGCGTAGAAATTATATCGAGTTGGAGTTAATTATGAACACTTACAAAGTACTAATAGATAACCTAGTAGCGGGCGTAGGGCTAGGCGGCACCGTTACAGATAAAGATTTAGAAGGCTGGGATACTCCTAACCTTTTAAAAACTGGTGCTATTGCACTAATCGAAAAGCCAGCCACTAAAGAAAAGGAAGTAGATAATGTCTAGCACCGTATATTATGCACAGAATAGTTATTTTCTATTGGGAGCCGTAGACCTATCTGCGGCTGTACAGTCAATTAGTTTGACCTTGAACTATGACCAGCTCGACATAAGCGCAGCCGGGGACAGTTCACACAAATACCTAAAAGGTCTAGCAGCTCACACAATTAGCGGCACCCTTTACCTAACACAGGACGCAGCCTCAGCCGGTGCTACACGTGCCACGCTAGACGGCCTAAAAGGTACAGCTGCAGCGTTCTCTATCGCACCTAATGGCGCTACTGCTTCGGTAACAAATCCTAAGTATTCCGGCAGCTGCTTCGTTAATGGTTATACCCCAGTAGCGGGCTCTCAGGGTGAAGTTGCTATGATCGACTTTACTTTTGACTGCACTACAGACGTAACTATCGCAACTTCATAACAAAGAGAAAGGGCTAGAAAATGGCAAGTTTAAAAGTAACGTTCGAGACCGGGGTAGTGGAGACTTACAAAATTACCCCGGCTATCGAAGTCGAGTTTGAAGCGTACGCAAAAATGGGTATTAACAAATGCTTTAGAGAGCAGGAAAAACAGACCGATATCTATTACTTAGTCTGGATAGCTATTAAGAATAGCGGCCAGAACGTAGCAGTATTCGGTAGCGAGTTTTTAAAGACTTTAAAAGAAGTAGAGGTATTAGATAGCGACCCGCTAAATGGGTAAGTGATCGCCAGACACTTACCTACCAAATAGCGGCGCTAGCTGTAGAGACTGGGTTACCTACTCAGGATTTACTGCATATGTCGCCGGAAATGCTGGCGGCAGTAGTACAGGTATTAAACGATAGGGCGAAGGCGGTTAAACGTGGCTCAGGTAGAAGGCGCTAGAACTTCCCGCATGGTGGGATTAGAGCAGACTATCCGCGATCTAAAACAATTTAACCCTGCAGCTTTAAAGATCATGAATAAAGAGATATACCAGGTAATGAAAAAAATCCAGGTAGACGCTCGCCAGTTAATGCCCGAGGCTTCACCTTTAGGTAATTGGGGCAAGCCGCCTAAAGAGGGTACAGAGTGGGCGCGTATCCAATTTAACCCTAGAGCCGCACGTATGGGCGTTAAAACTAAGATCGAGCGCCAGCGACGTAAAGGCGACGTAACTAGTAGAGCCTATTTAATGATTAACAACGACCCAGCCGGTGCTATTTATGAGACTGCAGGGCGCAGAAACCCTAACGGGAAAACACCCCAGGGGGCGGCTTTTATTAGAGCTATTCAAGCAGACAGCAATATAACCGTACGCGGTAAACAGGGACGCGTAGTTTACAAAGCTGTAGAGGATAGGAAGGCTTACACTATGAACGAGCTACGCGACGCCGTAGATAAGGGCGTAGCTGCACTTAATAGGAAGCTGGCTAAATAATGGCTATTAAAATACCGGTACTTATATCTTATGATTCTAAAGGCTCTAAACAGGCTATTAAAGGTATCGGCGGTATCGAAAAATCATTTAAAAAAATGGGTTTAGCTCGTAAATTAACTTTAACGGCTATGGCTACTTCTATCGGAGTATTCGCTAAAAAGTCAGTAGCCGCAGCGGTAGCAGATGATAAGGCGCAAAAAACCCTTAACCAGACTTTAAAGAACTTAGGCCTAAGTTATGCGGCTTTACCTTTAACCGACTTCATAGACAAACTACAGCGAGCTACTGGCGTCTCTGAGGAATTACTACGCCCTGCTATGCAGAAGCTCGTACGGGCTACAGGCGACGTTACTAAGGCGCAGGATTTATTAAACCTTAGCTTAGATATATCCGCCTCGACTGGAAAATCTTTAGAGGCAACGAGCGCCGCGCTCGCTAAGGGTTTCCTCGGGCAAAATCAAGCGTTAGGCCGTTTAGGTATTGGTTTAACTAAAGCAGAATTACAGACTAAAAGCTTTGAGGATATATCTAAAAAACTTACTACCTTATTCGCAGGTCAGGCAGGAGTAGCAGCTAACAGCTACGCCGGCCAATTAGGAAAGTTACAGGTAGCAGCTCAGGAAGCTAGCGAGACTATTGGTTTCGCTTTAGTTAAATCTATAGCACGTCTCAACGACGAAAAAGGCATAGACGGCGCTGCTAATGCCATGCAAGAATTAGCCGATAATACGGCGAACGCTATTTTAGGCGTAGCTAGATTAGTAGATACTTTAAAAACTATCCCAGGCGCCGGGGTACTTATGAACTTTGTTAAAAATCCTTTAGGCTTATTAGATTTTCAAACTAAAGGCACTATAGGCGGGGTTAATCCTAATCAGTCTGTATTCGGTATGTTCGGACAATTAGAGACTAACGCCCAGGCTAGAACTCAAGCTATGAACAGACCTCGCGAAGGCTTCGCCCGTAATCAAACAGCCAGCGCGGCGTTTACTAAAGCTCAGGAAGCAGCGGCAGCTAAAGCTAGAGCTAAAGCTTTAGCAGACGCTAAAAAGTTACTGGCACTTAAAAAGCAGTCAGCGGCAGCGGATAAACTAAAAGCTATTTTTGATATGGATATAATTCAATTAACCGCAGCTAAGCAGGGCAAGCTATCAGCTGAGGAATTAGCCCGGGTTAATGCTTTAATTGCTATTAAGACCGCTACTAAAGTAGACGATCTAACAGCCCTAAACGCTTTAGACGCAGCTCAGAAGGCTAACGCAGACGCAGAAATAGCCCGGCAAAATGAAATCCTAGCTACTCATAAGAAAAACGCCGCTGAGATTCTGGCGCTAAACAAAGCTAACGCTACGGCTTACGCAGACTTCGTTAAATCTTTTACCTACCCTGGCGGTCTATTCGCCGGTACGCCTTTAGCCCCTACAGCTGGTAACGCTACTAACGCGGTACCTACGCCTTCTATGGGTACGGCATTACCAGGCTTTGACGTAGGCAGCGGGGCAGCCATATTTGGTAACCCAGGAGACCAGCCATATATGCCAGGGGACGCCGGGTATAGCGGTACAGCCGGGCAGACAGCCCCAGCCCCTAACGTAACCGTAAACCTTCAAGGCGGTATAAATATCGGCTCTACTTATGAGTTCTACCAGTCAGTCCAGGCCGCAGTCCAGGCAGCTAATACAGCTGGTAACGGTCTTACTAGAGCCGGGCAGTAATGGCTAAGCCGACTTTAAAGGTATTAGTAAACTTTAGCTCTGGCGCTAGCTTCGGCCAGGCTTTAATTTTAGATAGCGGCCAGTTAGATATTAACGTGTTAGCTGATAGTCCTACAGCTATAGCGGACGTAACTAGCACAGTCCAGGCAGTTAATATAAACCGAGGCCGTAACGCTAATACCGACCAATTCCAAGCCGGTACCTGCTCAGTCAGAATTGCAGATACGGACGGAAATTTTAATCCTGCAAACACGGCGTCAATTTTTTACCCTAATGTAATTCCTAACCGTAAGTTAATCGTCAGCGCTACCGATACGACTACCGGTATTTCATATAACCTATTTAGCGGCTATATCGTCTCCTATGACTATGTACAGGCTAACCTAGTAGGAGAAGTCAGTTATACAACTTTAAACTGCGTAGACGGCTTTAGAGTCCTCAATATGGCTAACGTCTCTACTGTCGCAGGTGCCCCAGCTGGTCAGCTCTCAGGCGCCCGCTGTAACGCTCTGTTGGACGCTGTAGGTTGGCCTAGCTCTATGCGGGATATAGACGCAGGGCAACAGACTTTACTAGCTGACCCTGGGACTACTAGGCAAGCGCTTGCCGCTTTACAGACCGTTGAAATTAGCGAGTACGGCGCCTTTTATATGGATACAGCCGGTAACGCTACTTTCCAGGACAGGGCTTTAACTAGCTCTAGTATTGGTTCTACCCCTACAGTTTTCGCAGACGACGGCAGCGGCATAGATTACGCTCAGGCTAAATGGATATTAAACGACGCTTTAATTTATAACGACGCCTCAATAACGGCTACAGGCCTAGCCACTCAGACAGCCAGCGACGCGGCTTCTATTGCTACCTACTTTACTCATAGCTATAAGCAGACCGATTTACTTATGGACTCAACGACTGCAGCTAAAGACTACGCCCTAGCCTATGTCGCTTCTCGTAAAGATACCTCGATCAGGTGCGACGCCGTAACACTAAAAGACTTAAATAGTACAAACTATAACGCAGGAGTAGCGGCAGCTTTAGACCTGGATTACTTTGATACGATTACGGTTAAGTCCACTCAGCCAGCGGCTACCGGGACTTCTACCCTTAATAAAACTTTACAGATATTCGGCGTATCTCACGCTATTACTGTAGAGACCTGGCGAACTACCTTTACTACGTTAGAGCCAATTATAGATAGTTTTATATTAGACAGCGCGTTATATGGGATTTTAGATACGTCGGTGTTATCATACTAATTACTACGAAGGGTTACTAATGGCTGCAGGATTACCTACTAAGGCTAACTTTACGACTGGCTCGGTATTGACCGCTGCCCAGATGAACGACCTCGCCGGTACCGTAAATATGCTAGGCGCTGTAACTACTCGCGCCGTTACTGGCACTACTGACACGCTTTTACTCGCTGACATAAATAACTATCTTATTACTTACTCCAGCACGTCAGCGGTAGCTATTACTATTCCTACTAATGCCTCAGCTGCTATCCCAGTAGGTAGCGTTATCAACCTTATTAAGATCGGTGCCAGCGGTACTATCACAATTCAGGGCGCCGGTGGCGTAACCGTTGCAAGTGCCGCGACTGTAAGCGCTGCCCCTACAATTACCACCGCCTTTAGCGCTGCTAGCTGCATAAAGGTAGCTACCGACAGCTGGTACGTAGTAGGCAAAATCGTATGATCTTAGGGATTTTAGCTAGTGGTGGAGCTGGTGCTGCTGCCGGTGATTTCCAGTCTATAGCTACAGCTAACGGGACTGGCGCTAGCGGTACTATTACTTTTAGTAGTATCCCTAGCACTTACACCCATTTACAATTACGTATGCTTACGCGAGATTCTTTCGTAACTACTGGCGTGGATTATGTAAAGTTAAGATTTAACAGCGATACCGGGACAAATTACGCTAGACACTCACTAAGCGGAGACGGTGCTACTCCAACTTCTAACGGGTCTGTATCTATAGATAATATACTTTTATATGGACACCCTTTAGGTAACAACGCCGCTAATGTTATGGGTGGTTATATAGTAGATATTTTAGATTACACAAATGCAACAAAAAATAAAACTATTAAATCTTTTAGCGGCTGCGATTTAAACGGCAGCGGAAACGTTTATTTAACGAGCGGATTATGGTTAAACACTAACGCAGTTAGTACTATTACTATCGACGCGGGCGGTATTTTCTTTACTACGAGTTCTACTTTTGCCCTCTATGGAATTAAGGCGGCTGCATAATGCCAGGAACGTACGAACCTATAGCGACCAACACTTTAGGAACTGCCGTGCAGACAGTTACTTTTAGTTCAATTCCTGCAACTTATACAGATTTAAGATTAGTAGTTACAATTTCGGCAACTAGCGGGACTATAGATACCTGGGGATATTTTAACAATGATACAGCAACAAATTACTCAAACACTCGGATAAGCGGTACAGGTGCCGCCGCCGGTTCTGCTCGAACTGCAAACACAGCGCAAAATTACGACACTAACTTAAGTTCTATTACTACTGCGATCTGCTTGATAACTTACGATATTTTGTCTTACGCTGGCTCAACTTTTAAAACTCATTTAACTACTACCTCAATGGATAAAAACGGTAGCGGTGTAGTTCTTAAATATGTAAAATTATGGCGCTCTACAGCTGCTATAAATAGAATAGATTACACAGCTGCAGCCTCTACTACTTTTGCAGTCGGTTCAACCTTTACGCTTTACGGAATTAAGGCGGCATAATGGCTAATACCTATACGGCTATAGCAAAGTTTGTAATAACTTCGAATACTGCAAGCGTTACTTTTTCTGCTATTCCTTCAACTTATACAGATTTACTATTAACCTGCAGCGGTAGAAGCAGCACAGCGCCAGGCTATCTTTTATTAACTATGAACGGTTCTCCAACTTCAAGCGAAACAGATTTAAGAGGAGACGGCTCGGGGGGAAGTGGCCCTACTTCTGTAAGATCAACTGGGGACGGTCAATTTTTCGGACAGGGTTATTTACGCTTGAGTGATTCTGGTATGACTAGTAACACTTTTGGTTCGATTGAAATTTATATACCTAATTATACGGCTTCTCAAAATAAAGTAGCTAGCGCTACCTCTGTAACAGAAACTAACTCTACTGGCGTCCAATTTATAACTGCCTCGGCAGCCAATTCAAATATGACCGCTGCAATTACTTCTATTGTCTGCGGTAGTAGTTTTGTCTCAGGCACTCGCCTAGACCTATACGGCATTAAATCAAGCTAAGGAGAAACAATGAGTAAACCGACCAGAATAGAAATTAACTGCGCAACAGGCGAGCAGTCTATAATTGAGCTAACAGAAGCTGAAATCGCTCAGCAAGTTATAGACCAGGCTAAATCTAAAGCAGAGCGCGAGGCCTTAGAAGCTGAAACTACGGCTAAGGCTACTGCTCGGACTTCTGCACTATCCAAGCTAGCTGCGTTAGGACTAACTGAGACCGAGATCGCGGCGCTGTAATGCCAGGGCTTAAAAGCTCTAACGGCTGGCTAGCGAGTAAAGACCCGGCAGAAATTGGCGTTAAGTCTTATCCGATACCTGGTACTGGTATTAAAATACGCTGTGCTGAAAAGGTGGCGCCGTTACTGGTAGCTCTATGCGCGGACTTTCATAAGTTAGTAGAGCCAATAGATGAAGGTACTTTAGATTCATGGGGATACGCTTTTAGGCCTATTAGAGGACAAACCGAAACGCTATCTAACCACTCTAGCGGGACAGCGGTAGACCTAAACGCTAACGCTCACCCTTTAGGTAAACGTGAGACTTTTACTATGGAACAGGAAACAACAGTAAGGCAGATCGCCGCTAAATACGGCTGCCGGTGGGGCGGGGACTACAAAAACAGAGCAGACGAAATGCACTTTGAAATTAGCCTAACCCCTAAACAGGCTATAGAGCGTATAACAGCGCTCGGATTGGATAAGGCAAAATGAAGGCACAATGCACAGCTGCGGCAGGGACTTATATTAGAGGGCTGCTTTTATTACTAATTACACTCATGGCCTCAGTAGGTAAGACCCCGTTAGAGTTTAGCGCCGCAGACTGGCACTTAATCGCTAACGGCCTCTGGGCTTCTGGGCTACCCGTCCTAATGAGAGCGCTTAACCCTAAAGACGCTAATTACGGAATATCTAAAAAAGAATAGACACGCGTTAGGCGCTAGCTTCTATCCGTCGGGAGCGTGTGCCATACTAAAGGGGCTGGGAGATACTTCTCAGCCCTGGACTAGGGAGTAAAAATGAAAAGTAATATCGTTTTACAAATGGACGTAAAAGACTACGAAGCTCTAGCTAATACTTATATGGCTTTTAATAAGAGCTGGAATAAACAAATAAGAGACGGACGCTTTGAGGGTATTCAGTCAAACCCCGGCTACAGCGTTATTTATTGGTTCGATAGTGCTTTAGCTTTAATTATCGCTAAGTCTTATCTAGCTTCTATTGGTCAGGACTTTAGAGACCTTTACGACAATAACCTAGACGAGTACTGCATTATTACTAACTTCGAGGTACGCGAGGGGTTAGCCAATGCTTCCTAATCTCGCCTTTATATTTATGTGCTTGATCTACTCAGCTTTAACCTTTTTAGCCGCCGTCCTAGCCTGGTCGAGAGGCTTTAACGCCGGTCGCTCAGAAGGATACGAACGGGGCAGAGCTGTAGCCCGTCATATCGCTAACGGCACAGTAAGCGCCCTCAATGATTACTAAATCAGACCCCGGTATCTGGTGCGATTACTGTAAATTGAAGTGGGGTAAGAATTCGGGCGGCTGGCACCCTAAAGCCATGACCCTAGCGAATATCACCGTTCACAGCACTAACTCTAAATCAAACTCTAAGAAGCGCCATTACTGTAATGATTGCGTCATAGAAATAACTACCTTTCAGGAATATCGGTGGGGTTTAGACGGGCAAGTGGCAAGCGTTCAGATGAGCCAATTAGAGATAGGGGCATAATGTTTAATTTAGATGATTACGAGCCAGTAGATGAGCGTATAGCTAAGTTCTGGGCGAAGTACGCAGACGGCAAAATAGAGACCGACCTAGTGTTTAATGACGGTAAGACTGTAATCTTTAAATGCAGCGTATACCGTAACGATCATACGTTAATAGCGACAGGCTACGCAGATGAGACAATAAGCGAAAAAGGCGTAAACAGGGACTTTCATATACCTAACGCGGAGACGAGTTCAATAGGTAGAGCTTTAGCAGCTGGGGGCTTTCAAGCCAAGATAGGCAAGAAGCCAAGCCGCGAGGAAATGCATAAGGTAAATCGGGTAGCGCAAGCCCCGGTAATTTTAAAAGCGGGCAGTACGCATATAGGAGGAGAGCCTATAGACCCGAACGACGTCTGGACAATTAACGACGCGATAGGGACAGTAGCTAGCAATTTAGGCGCAGTCGAGCAGGAAGCGAAACCGAGCTGTAAGCATGGCGAGCGCCAATTCTTAACAGGAGTTAGCCCTAAGACTAATAAACCTTATAAGGGTTATATGTGCCCAGAGAAGGTTAAGGCTCAACAATGCGCCCCAGAGTGGATTAACTAATGGGAGCTATGGAGATTATCTACCCTGGCAATATCTCGCTAAAGGTAGACCGAGAAGGTAACGCGACAATAGACGAAACCGAAGTCTGCGACGGCTGTAATAGAGAGACTTCTAAAGCTGGTGGGATTATGGCGCTAGAAATGTCTGTCTGGCTATGTGCAGACTGTAGGCATAGATGAGCGTAAAGATATGGTTAACCGAAGCAGAGTTAGCCTATGCGCTTATGGCTGCAACAGCTCGCATAAATAGCACTAAGGGTTACAGCTATGAGAACAGCCACTTAGACGCTGAGGAGCTACTAAGGCTATGCGCTCTAGGAGCAGCTGCAGAATTAGCAGCCGCTAAATGGCTTAACGTGCCTAACTTTGTTCTATCTATAGATACTTACAAAGATGAGCCGGATATTTGGCCTAATTGGGAAGTCAAACACTCAGAATATGCTAGCGCTCATCTCATCATTAAAGACAGCGATAGGGATACCGATAGAGCTGTATTAGTTACGGGCGTTAATCCTTTTACTATTGTCGGCTGGTTACCGGTTCACTATTGCAAGGACGACCTATATCTAAAGGCTACGCGCCAGACAGCTATTAGCTACTGGGTGCCTCAAGCTGAGCTGGTGAAAGTCTATGACTCAGTCTCGCAAGCATAGAGGCTATAGGTCTCAGAAGGTCGTAGCTCAATACTTAGCTGCTAATGGCTTCCCCTATGCCGAGAGTACCGGGGCAGGGCGCCAGGGTAGCGACATAACAGGAACAGTCGGTATTGACTGGGAAGTAAAAGCCCGGACTAACTTTAGCCCTGGTGAGACTATGAGACAGTTAAAAGACCGAGGTAATGACCTAGACCTAAAAGTGGCAGTACTTCGCTTAAACGGGCAGGGAGAGGCCTCTATAGGGGACTGGGTCGCGTTACTATCCTTAGAACAATTAGTAGAACTAATCAGACAGGCGGGCTATGGTAATGACCGAGCAGTCAATAGATAGGTGTACTGGGTGCGGTACGTGGATATGGGCGACACGCGGACGCTGTAGTAATTGCTGGACATATGTCAGCCCGGGGT